CTTAGTTATACTGACCCTACTCATGTTATCTTTACTCTTAAGGATGATGATGTAGAGCACAATGGTAAAACTTATGTTTCTATTGCTAACTTGTATCGTAGTATAGTTCCTCAAGACCCCACTGAGTACACCTTTGCTATGACTGTGTTTGGCAACTGGCATGTCTGGGAAGTTATCCGTGAGGCTCCTCAACTCAAGCCCTACATCACTCGTTGGCGTAGAGAGGCTGAGATTAAGATTAAGTCTGAGGCTATTGCATCCATTGCTACAGAGATGAAGGAAGGTGGCCGTAGTTCTTTCACAGCAGCCAAGCTCCTCCTGGAACGTGGTTGGATTGAGAAGGAAGCAGCCTCTAAGTCTAAGCAGAAGCTACAAGAGAAAGAAGAGCAGGACATGGACCGTGAGGCTATGAAGCTCTTAGGTGAAGAGGCTGAACGTCTCGGACTAAATAAGCTCAATTAATATAACAATCCACCACTGGTAAAGGATTACACACTATGGCAAAGAAGCCAGATATTACAACTATTGCTTCAGGCTATTATAGTCGTCAGGCACTAAACAATAACTTCGAGAACCTACAAGATGGGTTCGACAATACTTTGTCATTGGACGGTAGCACACCTAATGCTATGGGTGCTGACCTCGACATGAACTCTAACGACATCCTTAATGCTAGTCTTGTAGACACTGGTGCTTTGAAGATTGCTGGTACACTTGTAGGTGTAGGTGATCTTAGTGCAGCTGGTGCAACTCTGTCATCCATCTCTCACACAGGTGACGGTAGCACAGTAGCATTCTCTACAGGCTACCAAGCATTTATTACAGACAACACACAAGTTTACATTGATGGTGTCTACCAGAACAAAGCTGGCTACAGCATTTCAGGGACAACCCTGACGTTCTCTGAAGCTCCTCCTCTTAACGCAGCTATTGAGATTGTTGTAGCTCGTACCCTAGACTTTGGTGCAGATGATGCAGCTAACGTAACCTACGACCAAGGCGGCACTGAAACAACAGTTCAACTAGCATTAGACTCTTTATTTTCTGCAACTGCTAAGAAAGAGTATGATACAGTTGCTCTGCTACTCGCAGACACAGCAGACGGGACGTTCTTTAGTACAGGCGATTACGTCACTGTTGTTGAGGGTGGCTTTGCGTACAAAGTTGTAGCTTCTGGTGGCGACCTCACAAACTCTGGCGGTGTCCAGTTTGAATTGCAGCCAAGCAGCTTTGTGTCACCTGATATGTTCGGGGCTGCTCGAACTGACCGTACTCTATTCCAGACTGTGTTAGATTACAGTGCTCTAAACCAACTACCACTTGTTCTTGGTAACGGCATCACAATGGACGGCGATATCATTTTTGACAGTGGTGCAGACATTCGTGATGGCCGAATTGATTTCAACTACTGGTCTTCGACAGGCTCCCTTGGTAAATCCGTTGACCCTAACTCAAGTTCTGCTGGCTCAATCAAAAGTGACATGCGTTTCAGCAATATTACTTTTGATGGCACTGATTACCCAGGCCTCGTTCAGTTTACTTTACCAGCAGGTAGCACTACAACGTCTGTTGTCCTACCTGCATCGGCCTCTAGTGTCGATGACTTCTACAAGGGGCGTATCATTCAGTTTGCTACTGGAGCTGCGGAAAGGGAGTTTTCGTTCACAGGCTCTTATGTAGGTGCGACACGTACATTGACCCTCAACAACGCACTATCAGCAGCACCCCAAGCTGGCGACATCGCACTTTACGGCTGGAACGACAATCTACTTTCTTTGATTGCTGGTGTTAGTGATGTAGTGGTTGATGGCTGCACCTTTCAGAACCTAGACGGATTTGAAATGGTGTCATCTGCTGGCGGTGGTAAAGGCTTTGCATTTGATACTGGCATTACAAATGGCCTTGTCAGCAACAGCACGTTTAGAAATCTGCCAGTGGGCCTATGGGCACAGGGACGTGACGGGACATTCGGCAACGGCGAGAAAGAACGTGCAGTCGGTGTGCAGTTTGTAAACAACCACTTTGATAACGTAAATGCACCAGTTATCATTGCAGGACTAAACGGCGTTGATGCCCCAGACGGTGATTCTGATGATGCTATGACGATTGTTGATGGTGTTACCTACGAGAACTGTGGGCACAACACACGGCGTCTTGTAGGAAGTGATCAACAAAAGTCTGGTGTCCTTAACTTCCTTGAGGCAGCTAACTGTACTGTAACAAACGTCCGTGGCCGCAACGATATTTCATACCCAAATACCACTCCAGGCTATCCCACTGATTTTCCATCCCGTGTTGGTTATGGCCTCACTGGCAATGTAGGTGCAATGATCTGGGGCCAGATGCGTCACGTTCGTATCTCTAACTTTAGCCACCACGGTAATGTTGATGATATTATTGTTATGTCACGGTGTCGTGCACTAGGCGACGATGCGGCAGGTCAAGGTGGTATCATCCGAAACTGCTGGGGCCTATACTTTCAGGGCATTGAGCATCACGGCACAGCAAACCATGTTATTCGTTTGGACGATAACGCATCACTGCGTATGGCGTCTAACGAACTTTCTGGTACGATGCAAGTTGTTGTAGGTGCACTCACTGTTGGCATCTGTGGTGCTGGTATGGAGAACTTTGATCGACTCACACTTGACGTGCAGGAACGATCCAGTGGTAAAAGGGTCATTGGTACTCCAAAACAGATCATGGCGGCAGGCAATACGTTTGCATCATTTAGTACGCAGCTAACAGACTTACGTGGCTCGTTTGAAATCACACTAGCAACCAACACTGCTGTTGCAATCCCTGCACCTAGAGACGTAGGCATGTTGTCTATCGGTAATGGTGTATCTGCTTCACCAGCATCAAATATCGGTGGGTTGTTTCACTATAGAATGCACGTAAATGCTGAGTGTGATTTTATCGGTGGGGGCACCAGCCTAGTTGCTGCAACTGGTGTACAGGTTTCTGATGCAACAGGTACAGCAGACAGGATAACAGTCAGCCCGCACACAGATGGCAACGTGTACATTAAGAACAGGTTTGCAGGCTCACGTACTCTGTCACTTAGGTTCCTGTAATGCACAACAAACAAGGAGATAGAGATGTCTTTAACTAAAGTACACAACAGAATGATCTCTGGATCATCCTACAACATTAAAGACTATGGTGCTGTCGGTGATGGGTCTACGGATGATGCGGCAGCTTTTACTGCTGCTGCTAATGCAATTAATACTGCTGGAGGTGGTAATTTGTATATCCCAGCCTCATCAGGCTATTATGTAATTAATACAGATGTAACAATACAAGCTACAGTAAACCTTGTTTTTGATGGCGGTGTAGTAAATGTTCCTTCTGCTGGTGCAGCAACATTAACTATTTATGGTGGGGTTTCAGCTACAAACTTTCACACGAATATCTTTGCTGTTTCTTCTGAGACTGCTGCTAACTCTCAGGTCAAAATTCGTAATGTAGATGCAACCACAGAGATATCTCCGTACGTTACTGAGATGTCCGCATTCTGGTTCGAAGGTACAACGATTGCTCAAAAAATTAACAAAGCATACCAAGCTGGTGGAGCCAGAACTACAGTAAGAATACCTGCTGGTATTCATCCAATCGACGAACCTATTGTTATGGATCAAACAACATATGGTTCTAATCTGGTCCTTCGTGGTGAAAGCCACATTGCATCGAGCCTAGAAATTGTAGGTGGATCTGCTATTGTTGGTGTTAACGCAAGCAACGGAGATGAGTGTTTAATAGACCAAGTAAGAGTTACTGAAGAATCAGGAGGTTTAACATCTGTTGGCTTGCTCTGTGGTGGCACTAGCCTTGTTGTGAGTAACTGTTGGTTTTCCAATACCAAGTATGCAATCCTTGTCAACTCAGGAGCAGGGATGCATATTGATGGGTGCTATGTTGAGGCAGCTAGATACGGCATGATGATGGCAAGTAACTTTGCTGATTATGATATTGGTGGAATGAACGATCCATCTTCTGTTCAAAATTGTCGGGTTGATAGGTTGTTCTTGTTTAGTTGTGGTGCTGGAAATCAACAAGACCCTGCTGGTCTTCGCATAGATGGAAGCTATTCTGAATTAAACATCTCTAGTGCAACAGGTGCATTTACTGTTGGTGAGACAGTCACAGGTGGAACCTCTGGTGAGACTGCTGTTGTTGTTTCCTATACGACTGGAAAGATTATTGTTAATACTTCGTCTGGTACCTTTACCAGTGGTGAGACAATCACAGGCGGTACGTCTGGACGGACTGCTACACTAGACAGTTCTAATAGCAATGATGTTCGAGACATTCAGTTTACATCATTACAAGTTCGTCAATGCAAACGTCACGGTGCAGTTATTAATAACTGCTCTACTATTTCTGTGCAAGGTAACTTTGCAGCTAATGGTGCGGCTGCTTCTTCAACTGCGGCTGGTTGCTTCATTGGAGACAAAGTTGAGCAGATTACGTTTACGGGGTCTGGTTTTTTTGACAACACATCAAGTGCCGATAGTTACGGTATTCAGGTTAATGGTCCAGACTCACGAGTAAGTCTTGTTGGCTGTACTTTAACTAACGATCAATCTTCAGATCAAGACTATGGTATTTTGCGGCAAGCTGGAAAGGTATACGCAACGGGTTGTATTATGAATGGCAACAATACTGCGGCAACAGCTGGTGCAGTTACAGAAACAGCAAATATAACTTCATAGGTGATACATGACTATTAAACAACAAGGCGGTATCTTCGGAAGAAACCCAACATACAATGATGTTACCGTTGATGGTTCTGTTTCTGTAGATACTATTTCTGAAAAGACATCAGGCTCTGGCGTAACGATTGATGGCTTTCAAGCAATAAATGGTGGGGCTGTTGCATCTGCAAACTCACCTAAGATTGAAATATCTAGTGCCAATGCAAATGGATATAACTACAGGCTTCAATCAACCAATACTGGTTTCTTTACTTTATCTCAGCAAGACGGATCAGTCTTAACTGGGGACGGTACTATTCTAAGGTATAATACATCTGGATACTTTGACGTTTATCAAAACTTAGCAATGGCTAACGGCAAAGGCATCGACTTCTCTGCCACCTCTGGCACTGGCACAAGTGAACTGTTCTCGGACTATGAAGAGGGCGAGTGGACGCCAGTAATTTCAGATGGAACTAACAACGGAACATCAAATGTAGCAGTTGGGACTTACATTAAAACAGGGAACCATGTTCACGTCCAAGGACGAGTACGCCTGTCTTCTCTTGGTTCTGTATCTGGTTCAGTACGCCTGACGGGCCTTCCGTTTAATTCTAAGACTCTATCAAATAACTTTTGTGTGATGGTCGTGGGTCGTGCTGCGGGGTTGAATGTAACTGCTGGTCAGGCCGTGTATGGTGACCTTCGGGCTAATGTAGATTACGTCAACCTAATCATTAACGATGTTGCTGTTGGCACGTCGAACTTACAAGACACCGAGTTCACAGCCGATGGCGACATATCCTTCAGCATGGACTACATCTCAAACTAACAACCACCCCACGATAAATACAGGAGGACGTAATGGCTCTTACTAAAACAACTACCAACGACAAGATCGAGGTTATTCACCTTGCAGCAGGTTATCCTATTGTGCAGGTACGAACAGCAACCATCATTGCAGAGGATGGCGTAGAGCTTTCTCGTTCATTCCACCGCCATGTGCTTACACCTGATGCTGATATTGCACAGGAAGCATTGGAAGTATTTGCAATCGCCAATCAGGTTTTCACTGATACAGCTAAGGCTGCATACGCAGCTGCTCAGTCTGAAGGGGTTTAATCATGTCTAATGTATCAGAATCCCTAGCTGCTAACGGTAGCACAGCTGCCTTGCAGATCAGAGGTCACTTTAACCTCTCCTTGTCAGGTACATGGGGTGCTACAGTCACTGTAGAACGTAGCTGGAACCAGACTGACTGGTTTGTTGTAGACACCTTTACAGGCAACTACGAAGGCGTAGGCTTTGATGCTGAGGAAGTCTTCTACCGTGCTACTGTATCTGGCTATGCCTCAGGTACAGTTGTTATCCGTATCTCAGACAACCGCAACTTCAGTGCTCAAGACGTATTCGTCCAGTAACTAAAGGCTAACTAATGAGACAGATTAACGAAATCTTTATCCATTGCTCTGCTACACAACCTAAGTGGATGGCATCTAATAGCTGTCAACAGAAGGTGGAGGAGATTCGTCGGTGGCACACAGATAAAGGGTGGTCAGATATTGGCTACCACTTTGTTGTAGATCGTCAGGGTGACGTGTGTGTAGGCCGCCCAGTGGAACGTGTGGGTGCTCATGCTAAGGGTCATAACAAGAACTCTATTGGTATCTGTCTCATTGGTGGTTTTGGTTCTGACGCAGACGATAAGTTTGAAGAACACTACACAGACCTTCAACGTAAGGCCCTGGATAACCTTATCAAGGACTTGACAGACACACACAGCAATGCTAAAATACGTGGACACAACGAAATATCTTTTAAAGCATGTCCAGGTTTTCGAGTAAAGGAATACCTTGATGGACAATCCAAAGCCAAAGAAGACCCTGAAAAGGGAAGTAGCAACCCTACTCCTAGCAGTCCTACTCTTATTGATCTTCTTATGGGTCTTCTTCGGAAACTTATTGGCGGGTGAAGCTGTAAAGGTTCTTAACCTACCTATACTTACATTTGCTGGTGCAGCCTTTGGCTTAGACTCAGTAGTCAAACAATGGAACATTAGTAATAAATGAGTGTAACCCTTGCTCAAATTAGACAGGCATCTGAGGATGATCTAGCTACGTTTATTAAACTCGTAGCACCTGAGCAAATCTTGGGTCAAGCTCATGAGGACGTATGTTCTTGGTGGACACGGGCAGACCATAAGTCACACCAACTACTCTTGTTCCCTCGTGACCACGGTAAGTCTCGTCTTGTAGCTTATCGTGTAGCATGGGAACTAACTAAAGACCCTACCCTACGTATCCTCTACATCTCAGCTACAGCTAACCTAGCAGAGAAACAACTAGGCTTCATTAAGTCTATCCTTACTTCTGAGACGTACCGCCGTTACTGGCCTGAGCATGTCAACAAAGAAGAGGGCAAAAGAACTAAGTGGACCAACTCAGAGATTATGTTGGACCATCCTGAACGTAAGAAAGAGAATGTACGTGACCCCTCTGTTTTCACTGGTGGCCTTACTACATCCCTTACTGGTATGCACTGTGACATCGCAGTCCTTGACGATGTGGTGGTATATGAGAATGCTTACACCAACGAGGGTCGTGAGAAGGTTAAGAGCCAGTACTCTCTTCTCTCATCTATCGAAGGTGCTAATGCTAAAGAGTGGATCGTAGGTACTCGTTACCACCCCTCTGACTTGTACAATGATCTGATGCAGATGACTGAGGACCAGTATGATGCAGACGGTAACAAGGTATCAGAAGAGCAAATCTACGAGGTGTTCGAGAGAGCAGTAGAGGATCGGGGAGACGGAACTGGAGAGTTCTTGTGGCCTCAGCAGCAACGTAAGGACGGTAAGTACTTCGGCTTTACCATGCAGATTCTAGCTAAGAAACGTGGTCAGTACCTAGATAAGTCTCAGTTCCGAGCACAGTACTACAACGATCCTAGTGACCCAGACAACGTACCTGTTGACCGTACTAAGTTCCAGTACTACGAACGTAAGCACCTCACACAAGAAAATGGCTACTGGTTCTACAGAGACCGTAAGCTGAACATCGTAGCCTCTATTGACTTTGCTTTCAGTCTATCTAAGAAGGCTGACTACACAGCTATTGTTGTAGTTGGTGTAGACCACATGAATAACATCTATGTCCTAGACATTGATCGTTTCCGTACTGACCGTATCTCTGAGTACTTCGATCACATCTTCCAGCTGTCAGCTAAGTGGTCATTCCGTAAGATGAGGGCCGAGGTTACAGTAGCACAACAGGCTATCGTTAAGCAACTCAAAGAACTAATCAAGCAGCACGGTATGTCCATCAGCATTGATGAGTATCGTCCTAACAAACACCAGGGTAACAAAGAAGAACGTATCTCAGCTACCCTTGAGCCACGTTATGATAACCTTCAGATTTGGCACTACCGAGGTGGTAACATTCAGACACTCGAAGAAGAGTTGTCAATGAGACACCCACCCCACGACGATATTAAAGATGCCCTTGCCTCTGCTATCGACATTGCTGTCAAACCTTCTCAGCAAGTTAAGAGAACAAGAAGCAGTAACATTGTTTGGGCTAACAACAAATTCCGAGGAGCAGGCTAAATGGCTGGCGAAACTATCGAACTACAACACATGCTTGGCCCTGACCACATGGCTGTTGAGATTGCTACTCGTTGGCAAACTTGGTCTAACCTTCGTCAGAGTAAGTTAGAAGAGTGGAAAGAGCTACGGAACTATCTGTATGCTACTGATACTAAGACAACTAAGAATGCTATGTTGCCTTGGTCTAACAGCACCACTACACCTAAGCTGACACAGATCATGGACAACCTCCATGCTAACTACTTTGCTACTCTGTTCCCACAGCAGAAGTGGATGCGGTTTGAGGCTGACACACGAGACAGCAACGTCAAAGCTAAACGTGATGTAATCCAAGCCTACATGAATAATAAGGTTCGTCAGTCTAAACTTGTAGACACTGCCTCAGATTTGTTGTATGATTACATTCAGTATGGTAACTGTTTTGCTACAGTAGCTTGGGAAGACAACTACCAAGTTAAAGAAGCTGGTGATCTTGTAGTCAACTACGTAGGCCCTAAGCTGGTACGAGTATCTCCTTACGATCTGTGCTTCAACCCTACTGCCTCTAGCTTTGAGAAGGCTCCTAAGATCATCCGTTCCATCAAGACACTTGGTGAGATACGAGCAATGATTGAGAACGATCCTTCTAACTCTCACCTTGAGGGTGTGTTCACTAAGATGCTGGGTGCTCGTGCATCAGTTCGTGGTGCAGACAGTGAGTACAAGGCTGACGGCTTTATTGCTGATGGCTTCTCATCTATCCAAGAATACTACGAGTCAGACTACGTAGAAATCCTCACCTTCTACGGTGACTTCTATGACACAGCTGAAGGCAAGCTACATAGTGATCGTATCATTACTGTTGTAGACCGTGCCTACGTACTGGCTAACGAGGAGAACCCTAGCTGGTTGGGTAGTGCTCCTATCTTCCACGCAGGGTGGCGTCCACGTCCAGACAACCTCTATGCGATGGGTCCACTGGATAACCTCGTAGGTATGCAGTACCGTATCGACCACCTTGAGAACCTTAAGGCTGATGTCTTCGACCAGATCGCCTACCCAATCATGAAGATTCGTGGTGACGTAGAGGACTTCGACTTCGAACCTGGTGCTCGTATCTATCTAGGTGAAGAGGGTGACGTAGGTTACTTAGCACCTGATGCTACAGCATTGCAAGCAGACCTACAAATTAGGCTCTTAGAAGACAAGATGGAAGAGATGGCTGGTGCACCTAAGCAAGCTATGGGTATCCGTACTGCTGGTGAGAAGACAGCCTTTGAGGTGCAGTCCCTACAGAATGCAGCCTCTCGTATCTTTGAACACAAGACTGCTCACTTCGAACGTACATTCCTTGAGCCAATCTTGAATGCAATGCTAGAGGTCTCTCGTCGTTACATGAACATGTCTGATGTTATCCGAGTTATGGATGATGCTACAGGTGCAGTCCTGTTCCAGACAGTTACAAAGGATGACATCACAGCTAAGGGTAAGATCGTTCCTGTAGGTGCTCGTCACTTTGCTGAACGTGCTCGTCGTATCCAGAACCTTACACAGCTGTACCAGATCAAACTATCTGATCCTTCTGTAGCAGCACACATGTCAGGTAAAGAGTTTGCTCGTATCCTTGCAGATGAACTAGGTGAGCCAACATTGTTCAGTGAGAACATCCAAGTCACTGAGCAACTAGAAACACAACAGCAGATGCAAGAAGCTGAAGCTATTAATCAAGAACAGCTTATGGCTGCTCAAGAAATGGGAATTTAAGAATGGCTAAGAAAACTACAAAGAAGTTTACCTTCAACCCTCGTGCAGGAACAATGGACCAGCCAGGTGCTAACCCACCTAAGCCTAAGAAGGTTACAGCACCTAAGACATCTCTACGTCCTAAGGCTCGTCCTGCTGCACCTAAGACTTCCGTCCGTCCTAAGAAACGCCCAGGTAAGTAATGCAGTCAGCATGGCTTAAAGGTCTTAAGGCAGGACAGAAAGAGAAACGAAAGGCTGAGGTACTAGGTTATCGGAATGCCTTCGATTCTCTCAAAGAAATTCTCGAACGTGATTTCAAGAAGAAACAATCCGTTCGTGATTATGATGTTCCAAATTGGGAACTTCGACAGATTGCTACCAATGAGTATAACCAGGCTCTGGACGATCTGCTTAAACTAATCACACTGGATAAGGAATAACTATGAGTGTATTTACTGAGGGTGCTGCAACCACACAGTCTACTCAGACAGAGCAAGTAACTACTGAGACCTCCCCACCACAGGAATCTTTTGTAGCAAAGCTCGTAGAGGCTAAGGGAGAGAATTGGAATAATCCTGAGGTACTAGCTAAAGGCAAATTAGAAGCTGATGGCTACATCCAACAACTTGAGTCACAACTCACACAGATGCGTGAAGACTTAGGTAAACAGGACTATGCTCAAAAACTTCTCGACCAGTTGCAGAATAAGGCCGCAGACCCCACCACTGCGAATGCTGCAATGCCCAACAATAATAATACTGGTGGCACGTCAGATGGGAACACCAACCCTAACCTGAGTGAGGATGACCTGAAGAGCCTTGTCGAAAAGACACTATCTGCACGAGAGAAAGATGGCCTGGTAAAGCAGAATCTATCTATCGTAGATCAGGAACTGGAAAAGAGCTACGGCACAGAAGCCAAGGCAACAGTCCAGAAGAAAGCAGATGAGTTAGGAATTAGCATTGAACGTATGCAAGAGATTGCTGCTGAAAGCCCTAACGCATTCTTTAGCCTGATTGGTGAGCCGAAGAAGACCTTCAACCCAATGGTTCAAGGTTCGGTTCGAACAGAAGGTGTCAACATGCAGTCTTCGACGGAACGTAACTGGGCCTACTATCAGAACCTACGTCGAACAAACAAACACGAATACTACACACCTAAAGTCCAACAACAGCTTATGGAAGATAAGATGCGGATGGGTGATGGTTTCGGCAATTAAACTCAACGAAGGTACTACCTTCACTTTAGAAAAGGACTAGCACAATGGCTGGTATGATTTCCTCAAATGCAGACATGCAACGTCTGATCCGTTCCGAGGTATACTCCTCAGAACTCAAAGACATCCTCCGTGACGAAATGCAGGCACAACGGTACGTCCGTATGCTTGACGGTTTCCCAGATGGTGACACATTCACTATCCCAACAATCGGTAAAACCGTTACTGCTGACTACACAGAAGATACTCAGGTTGCTTACGTTCCTATGGACACAGCCGAGTTTCAGTTCACTGTTGACCAGTACCTCCAGTCAGCTTCTTACATCACTAAGAAAGCTGCACAGGACTCATTCTACAGTGCACAGTTGGAAGCTCGTTTTGTTCCTGAGCAAGAACGTGCAATCATGGAACACTTTGAGTCCACTACCTTTGCTTCCCCTGAAGTTGGTGTAACAGCTAACTCCGCAGAAGCTATTGATGGTATTGCTCACCGTGTGTCAGGTGGTAACGCAGGTCGTCTTCAAGTAGAAGACTTCGCATTTGCTCGTTACTCACTGAAGAAAGCAGATGTACCTGATCGTGGTATGGTTGCTATCGTTGACCCATCCGTTGAGTACACGTTGAACACATTGACTAACTTGTCAAACGTGTCAAACAACCCAATGTGGGAAGGCATCGTTCGTGACGGTATCGCAACTGGTATGCGTTTCGTAGCTAACGTCTATGGCTTTGATGTATACACATCTAACTACTTGAAAGCTACAGTAGCTGACTCTGCGTTGCTTGAGAAAGATGGCACAACAGCCAATGACTTCTCAACTAACAACGGTGTTGCTAACTTGTTCTTCTCTTCTGATGCGACAGCTAACCCATTCGTGGGTGCATGGCGTCAAGCTCCAGAGGTTGACTACGAGTACAACAAAGACTTCCAACGCCACGAGTATATCACTACTGCTCGTTACGGTGTTAAGAAGTACCGTCCAGAAGGTATCGTTTCTATCGTAACGAACCCTGCTGTATAAGACTTAAAGGTTGGGGGGCTTCGGCTCCCCTTCCTACTTACTTTCATTTTGTTGTTGACAGATTTGAGAATGCTTGTATAATCTCTTTGTCTCCCAGGGGGTATATCCTCTAAGTATATACACTTCACTAACCTAAGGACATCCTAATGGCTAACGTAAACCACTCAACACTCACTGATCCATATCTCCATGA